TTGTCAACCACTCTTGAGGTATTAGCCTATGTGAGTATAAGAAGTCATTTTTCTCACACCAATCACAGTATCTACTCTTAGCACCCTTGTATAGCTTTGCTTTAGCGTTACTAAATACAAACCGTATGTCTAACTCAGGGTGTTGCCTTCTTACTTCTATATGCTTGCGTCTGTCCTCGCTATCAAAGATACCCTTGGTCTCAATAAAGATACCGTTGTCTAACTGAAAGTCAGGCGTGTAAGTACGGTAACGTAAGTCCTCCCATTCTATTTTAAGTAACTCATACCTTACTTTTTTCTGGCACTCAGACAAAACAAGGGCAGTCTGTTTTTCAAGACCACTCCTGTACTTGGCTTTAAGGTGATGCCTCTTAGGTTTAGGCATCTTCTTTTAACTTAGTGTACTCTACCATAGGTGCTGTTTTTTTGCCTTGGTAAGTTTTAGACTCTAAATTTTGGTAGTTAGGCCAACAAGACTTTTTGAATGAACAGAAACTACACTGCTTACATATTACCCTGTTACCCGTTTCCTTTTTGTAATATGTCTCAGGCACATCTGTAAACATACGCTCAAAAGGCTCATCATTCTCTAAGTAGTCATACGTTTCCCGTATCTTATCCAGTACAGCATCAACGTCAACATTCTTAGCTGAGACATACTTGTGGTGTCCATTGTTCTTATTGACTACCCACCAGCCACCTACCTTCTTACCTGCTGCTGTAGCGTAGCCTACAAGCTGTGCTACATAGCCAAAAGGATCGTCAGCCTGTAATGTCTCAAGGTCTATGAACTTATTCTTGTAGGAGTAATCAGATGCACTCTTAACATCGTCTACCCTACCAGCCATCACTAAGTCATACTCACCTTTGATTGGGCGTCTACCTCCCCCTAAGTCTAACGATACGTACTCATTGTCTTGGAACTCTACACCAGCAGTGCGTAGTACACCTTTGAATACTGCCTCTACTATATCACCTAGCATCATGTTCAGCATAAAGTGTTCTGGCATAGGTGCTTTTTCTTCTGGTCTATTCTTTTCAAACCAGAGTTGACACTTAGGGCGTCCTATGTTGGACATTCTAAGTCTGAACGCATCCCTTGGCCCACCGTTAAACTGCTTGTTTAGTCCTGCCGATACGTCAGAAGCAACGTTCTTAATTATTGCTTCTGACATTTCTGCTTTACCTAAAGTAGCATCACGCATGAGTATTTTAATGGGTAGTTCAGCAGCGTGTGCAAGGTCCATCCTAGAACTGTATTTCTTCTACTTGCACGATAGCGTCAAGTGTAGCAGGGTCTACCTGTACATCAGGCTTACGTAAAGACTTCCACTTACTAAGCACATACTCGTTACCATAATCAATGTAGTCTACAAACGCCTGTACTGTACCGTGATCCTCTGGAACCATTTTAGTTTTGGAACCCAAGGTAGCAACCATAGTAGCGTACTTGTTACCAGTAGGCAGGGTCTCTTTCTTAGATGATAACGTAATAGTATGCTCAATAGGTAACAGCTTCTTAGATACAATATCTTTAAGTGCTGCATCCAAAGAACGCTTACTGTCAGCATTCTTTACGTCCATTGTAAAGTCAACCTCTGAGTCGTAACCTGCTACAGCTACACCATTATCATCAATGACTTTGCCTAGCTTAACTTTACCAAACAAAACCTTGGTGTTCTTAACACTACGAATGATTGCTTTAGTATCTTCATCTAAAGCTTCCCAATCCTTAACGTACTTACTAGGCCGACCAAGGTTGAACGTACCTTTGGTGTCTTTAAGATCACCTTTAAGCACAGTAGCCATAACTGTCTTGTTCATGGTGTTGCTGTCGCTATCCCACTGCGTCCACTGCTGACGCTGTGCAAACAAACGAATAGTAGCACTACGGCTATACACGGTGTTACCCTCTGTGTCAGTCAGTTTGTAAGCACCCAAAGGTACAACTACTTTCTCTTCTAGTTCACCATCCTCATCTACTTGCTCACGCATAATAGGAGCCTGTACCTGCGCCATACGTGCAAGGTTTGGGCCAGCCGATACCTCTGCAGTGTCTGCACTGAAACCCATAGCTGAAGCAAGGTCTGACCCTGCCATCATTGTACTCAACTCATTGCTCATTATATATCCTTTCTGAGCTTAATTTAGAACCGCAGTTATATCATATCACATCTTTAGTGTCAAGCCAATTCGGTCCAATTTTGGCTTCTAAAAGTAGTGGCACATTCATCTTTATGCCGTAATAATTATCAATGATACTATTAAGATTGTCGTTAACATCGTTAATGACATTGATTACCTCCTTTTGTTCATCAGGGTGTATGTCAATGACCGCTGAGTCATGAACACTATTAACTATGCAAGAGTGCATACTCTTAAGTCTCTTGTCAATCTCAAGCAATACAACAGGCACAACATCACCAGTAGCAAACCCTTGAACAGGGTAGTTCTTAATCCTAGTGAAGTTAGTAGGTGTATTGTTTTCCCTTCTAGTAGTGCCGGGAAATGCATACTGTCTACCTGATACATTGGTTATCTTTTGTAAGCGTATAGCCTCGTCACCTAGCTTCTTGTGCCACTTAGCTATGCCTTTGTACTTCTCAATGAAGTGAGTGTAGTATGCAGCTTCCGCTTTAGTTCTGCCATACCCTGTCGCGCCAAAGAGAGGGGCGAAGGTGTGTTCCTTGGCAGCTTGTCTAGCAGTAGGCTGACCAGCATCAGAGATAATCTGTGCAGTGTAAGAGTGTACGTCAAACCCTGTGTTAATCTCTTCCATAGCTGTCTCATCCTGTGACAAGAATGCAGCAGCCCTAAACTCTAGCTGTGCAAAGTCAGCTTCCATGATCTTACCACCATCCCAACGTGAAATAAACACACGCTTAACAGGGAACGTACCACCTCTAGGCATGTTCTGCATGTTAGGCTCACGCCCACTGAACCTACCAGTAGATGTAATGTGCTGCGTTAGTGACACATGCAGTACATCGTTCTGTTTAGTGAAGGTATCTATACCCTCAACAAAGCTAGACAGATAGCTAGACACAGCGTTCAACCGTTTCAAGTCCTCAAGAAACTTAACAGCTACTTCCATGTTGTTGTCCATAGCTGTAGCCCTAAGTATATCTAGTATATCCTTGCCTGTAGAAAAACCACTAGCACTAACCCAAGATGCGCTAGGTGGGAAGAAACCAAAGCCAGCCATTCTTGATTGCTTCTTGAGTTGATAGCCTCTGGCATCACAGTCCTTACATTTGTTGGGTCTTGCATACTTACTGCCATCTTTCTTTACTTTGTACGTTTCTGCACTGCCTTCACAAGTCGGGCAAGTGAACGCCTCAGTACGATACAGAAGGTCACTGTTAGCATTAACTATCTCCTTTAGGTCAGATAGCTTCCTACAGTTATCAAACAAGTTAGGCCAATCATCCTTGGAGTGAGGCTTACGGCTAAAGATAACCTGAGACATTTGCTCTGGGCTATTCAAGTTAACTGGGGTGTCACCCATGACCTCACGCACCTGCATCTGTAGACGGGACTGAATGGCTCCACGCTCATCCTCAAACTCCTTACGCACTGCATCCAAAGCCTTGCGGTCTACCTTCATACCGTCAGCTTTCATGCGTGTAAGAAGCTTACATACTTCAAACGTAATGTCTCTCACTTTGATAAGACTTTGTGACTCAGGAAGCATGAAGTCTGCAACCTGAGAGTGAAACAGAGAAGCAGTGGTGTTACAGTCTGCCTCAAGATAAAAAGTCAATTCTGATAATGGTATCTCATCAGTGTTGTAGCCATCTTTAAAGTAACGCTTGAGGGTGTCATCCTTTTGGAAGTCTAGGTTCCTACGGATGGCAGTATTCTCAAGAGACAAAGATATCTTTTTAGCTACACCTTTCGGTGAGATTTCTAGGTTGTTTCCTCTGAGTAAAATGCTCTCAGCTAACATGGTATCCCATATAGGCCCATCGTACTTAAAGCCACACTCCCAAAGCCAAGCCAAGTCATGCTGTGCGTTGTGCATGATCAGCAAGGTAGTGTGGTCTAGTATCTTTTGGATACGCTTAGACTCAACGCCTGTCTGATCAACGTACTCTTTGTGCTGTAAGTCAAACGTCAAAGCCTCAGTGCCATCATCAACGTCACGCACCCCTACGTTAACTAGGAAGTTACCCTCTTCCCAAGGGTCAAGCATTAGCTTCCCATTACGTTTCTTTGTTGTGTTTTCTACGTCTAATACAAACCGCATTGTAGTCCTTTCATTAGGCTAGGTACTGTGACCTGCCCCCATCTAATTCACAATGGACAACCCCATGCCATCCACCTTTCAGCTTGTTCTTAGCTACATTAATGTGACGTTGATTGTCTTCGTCATCACCCTCAGTAACTTGATTCTTAGCAATCAACAACATCAGGTCTGCCTCTGCTGCCTTGCCTGTCTTACTCCCCTCTAACATGGATTGATCTAAGTAAACTTTATCTTGTGCATCAGCCGACAACTGGCTCATCCATATAATCGCACAGTCATACTTCTTAGCTATGTTCCTAGCGTGGATAGCTGCAGCCTTGAGGTACACATCTGACTTGTCGCTAGTCTTTAAGGCAAACTTATCACCCATATCAAGTACAACTATGTCAGGCTTACTGTGTTTAATGATGTTCTCTACCCAACCTAAGTCTTTACCTGTACTGTCAAACATGCTGATCTGATCACGCACCTTCTTGTACCTTGCAGCAGCCAACGCATAGTTAGACTTAATCTCGTCTGTATCCATACTAGCAGCAGCACACAGGTAGCGTTCAGCTACACGTACATACTCTTCCTCGTTACACAACACCATACACTTAGCACCTTGCTCTGCAAAACCTTTAGGTGAGGCAATAGTAGACGCATGGAAGCTTGTCTTACCTGTGTTAGGTCTAGCACCCACAATGATAAAGTGTCCACTACTAATGCCTTCTATACGCCCTGCTAGACTAGGTATGTTCCACTTCCATTGTGATTGCTTAGTACCAGCCTCTAAGATGGTATCTATATCAATGTCAGCCCACTCAACATTCATGTTAGGCATGAAGTTATCCTCATGCGCCTCTAAGACTTGGCGTAGTGGCTCAAGGGACGTAAGCTTACCGTTAACGTAGTCAAACCCTAAGTTAGCTACTTGCTCCCCTACGTGCTGCCTAAACATCCTAGACAGTACATCAGAGGCTACGTCCCTAGACATAGGAACCTCTTTGCGTAACTTGGAGAACAGACCCTCATACAAAACCTTGTTAGCTGTAGTCATGGTGCTGTACTCAGAGAAGAACAAAGCTTCTAACTCAGAGGTAGATATAGTGCGGTCATACTTATCCATAGCGTTATCTAAGACACGCTTAATCTTACGTACATCTTTAGTAAATAGTTTGTCAGGGCATTTGATACCCTTGTGATCTTCATAGAACTCCTGATCGTGTAGGGTTCTTATGAGCGATAGCTCCATCATTATAGCTCATCCTCCTTCTGTGCGGCTATGCCATTCCGTATCAAGGATACAAAGCCTACATTAAATATGGCTGCAAATGTATCAGGGTCACACTCTACCTGTAATGTGGCACTGCCATCTTCATGTTCTTCTATGTCTGTGATTTTGATTGGTTTATTAACATCTTTACTCATCTTTTATCTCCTTGCTGTATTTACGAAACCTTTTATTGTAAGCACGTTTAATCTTCTTTAACTGCCCAGCTTTCCACAGATGAAATTTACGTGATTTAGTAAGACCATCGTATTCATCACC